TGAATATTATAAACACCACTATTTGCAACAACAATATGAGAACTATTTGCTATTGATACTTGATTTGAAAGGTCTGTTGTGTTTAGTCTAACTGATTGGTATGTATTGACACCTACTACATCTTGTGTTGTAGTATCAAAAAAGTTACCATAGTACCCAGTAACAATACCAACAATGTTTCCTGAATTAATAGTTACAAACTCAGACTTATTTGTAGTTGAGTTCCATTGTAAAAATTTTGAATTATAAACACCAGAATTAGTTGCAACACCTACAACATCATCCAAATATCTTAATTTAGTTTCCCCACCTCCACCTAATGTGGAGAGTTGTTGTTGAATACGAGAAAGGAAAGTGCTGTAATGTTTTTGTAAATCATCAAGTGTTGCGAACTTTTGATCCAGTGGAGTAATTGGGTCTTGTTGAACTTTTACATTTGATGGTTCGGTAAGAAGTCCTAATGATTTTTCAATCAGTTCTTCTTTAGGTTCTTCCAGTTCTTCCTTATGGTATTCCAATACCTCAAGGACCTCATCCAAAGATTCTTCAATTACATTCTCAATAATTTGTTCTTGTTCTTTGGTTGTTTCAGAATACAACCATTTCTCAAATGCTTTTACTGTTTTCTGTTCTTGTACTTTTTTCTTTTTGGTTTCTTTCTTTAAATTTGCAACCTCATTAAAAACAGAATCTAAAGTAATTTCACCTATAATAGATTCTTGTTCTTTTTGCTCTTCTACTTTCTTTTCTTTTTCCTTTTTCTTAAGTGCAGCAAATTCTCCAAAAAGAGAATCTAATCCTAAGTCTCCAACTACCGAATCAAATTCTTCTTTTTTCTTTTTTTTGTCTTCTGATAATAATTTAAAAAAATCATTCAAGTCTTGAGACATACTAGCAATTCCACTTTCTTAATGATTTATTGATTCTTGAATTAGGATCATTTGCAGTTTTTGCTGATGTAAGTTTCTTTTTCATTCCGCTCATGCGGGAACAAAATGACTTTCTGCGATTTGCTGATTTTGATCCTTTTTTTAATTCTGATGGTTTAGTTGTAACCGCAAGTGAGAGGTTTGATCCAGGATTCTCTTTGCGGTAAGAAGCAATTCCTTTTTTATTTAGACCACCCTCAGGATTCTTTCCCTCTTTTCTTTGCCAAGCAGCAGATGCTTCAATCATAAACCTACCAAAAGTTTTCATATTATAATGTGCAACTTCCAAAGATTTTGCTGCTTTAGTTTTTGCAAGAGGTAGATTAATTCCCCCTCTTATTTCTTTGTATTTTTGGTCCATTTTTGATGCACCACCGGGATTCTGCTCTTTCCACTTTCTAACTTCATCAGGATTCATTCCACGAAGTCCGGAAGCACCAGATCCTTTTTCTCCAGGAAGTAGTGGTCCACCTTCGCTTATTCCCTTCATTTTTTCTGGTTTAATTAAATCAATAAATTCAATATAATCATTACCATCAGCATCTTGAATAGTTACTGATTCCTTTTTCATCTCACCACTATCAACATAATCTGCTGCAGCATCAATATAATCTGCTGCCTTCGTAATCTTTGATTGAACCCATGCTTCAATATTACCTTCACCCTTACCAATTTTTTTCTTTAGTCTTTTTGCAGCACCAATAATTGTGGAAATTTCAGAACGTGCCATCGAATGCTCATGGTCCTTCTCTTCGTTTGCTGGATGTGGCATTACTATATTATAATCTTTTTTTGAACTAATTAACTCTGCTGGTAAAGAAAACATATCCCAATATCTTGGACCGTATTTACACTCACCTCTTTTCTCAAGTTTTTCGCATTTTGGGCAATATCTATCTGCTCTTTCACGAACTGGAGTATCCCAATCATAATCAAGTGAATCAGTACTTTCAGATTTAGTTCCCCAATTTGCCGCACCAACCTTACGACATTTTGTAAGTGCCCCAGAAGCATATGCACTTGGCCAAACATCGTAACGAGATTTTACTTTAGTATAACAAGCATCCTTTTTACCACTACCTTTTCCCGGTTTATCTTTTACTTCTTGGAGATTCATTTCTTCTTTCATTTTTTCCTTTGAATCTGTTGAAACATAGGTTGGTTTTGCAGCACCAGATTTTTCTTGTTGTCTAGGATCTGCTTCTTTTTTTCTTCTTGTTGCGGATAATCTCTGCAATTTAGTCATACTTTCTCTTTTTGCTGAAGATACACATTTTGGAGTTCCTTCTCCAGGTTCATCACTAGCACAAGTTCCACCTGTAACAGCATTTACCCAACCAGGTTTGCCTTCTTTAGATCTAGATTTTCCAAACCAGTCACGAAGACCTTCCTCATTAATTTTCACATCCTTAAACTTTTTATGATGCTTTTTAGCATCTGCTTCCATTTTCTTTAAACGAGTATAATAGTCTGGAATCTCATCCAAATGCTGTAATGCAATCTCAACAGCAAGTTTTTGATTATTCGTATGCTCGTGTTCAATAGGAGCACCCATATCAAGTTGCTTCTGAATATCTGAGACATCCATACGATGTTTCTTTGCAATCTGCTCTACAGTTTTATATGATTTCAGTTGCTCGTTCATTACTGGTGAAGACTAATCTTTATTATTTAGAAAACCTTGTTTAAGTATTTTTGAGAGTTCTGAAGTTGACCCAACAAATACTGCATTATTCGTAACGTTATTGGTTGTTTTAACAGTATCTTCCCCAACATCTTTAAGTTTCTTTTGAAGGTCAATTAACTTATCTGTTGTATCAGCAACACTCTTAATCAATTGTCCAGCAACTTCATATGCTCTTGGAGATCCACCTTCCCCAGCAAGTTCCATAATTCCATTAATTGCTTCTTGACCCTTTTCAATCAAAGAATAAAGATTAGCACGAGTATATTCATAATCTTTTTTGATGTCATCAGGTTTTACTGGAAGAATATCCAGTTTTTCTGTTGGATTCTCTACCTCTATAATACTGCTTTCAATATTCAAAGCACTATCCAAACCCTCATAATTATTCTTCATAATTTATTAAATATCCTTTTGTTGTGTTGGGCTCCATTCTTTAGAGTCATTAAAGAACTCTAAGTTCTCACTAAATCCAAAATCATCATCTGGTCCAGCATCAATTGGATCTGGTTCAACCGTGTATCTCATTTCTCTCTTCGCAGTAGAAGTGTTAGTACCAGAATACATATCAACTTGAACCTTACGAATGAGACCTTCAGTACTATCTGCAATTGGACCAAAGAGATAAGTTTTAGCAGTAAAGTCTAATGTGTAGATTAAAACTCTTCTTGTGGAAAAATCTCCTTCATAATCATCCGTAAATGAAACATTATTTAATACAACAGGAATATCTCTCTTTTCACCTATAGAATCAATTAAATCCACAGTCAAATTAAATGATGGTTGAAAGAATGGTAAAATTTGCTCTACAATCTGTAAAGCATCATCGTTTAATTTTGTCATAATATTGACTTGAAACCCAATGTTATATGGAACAGGCAGATATACTTTTTTTAGATTTGTTCCATCAGAAGCTTTAAATGTTTGAGTAACATTTGCTTTTCTTGTTGCATCATATTGAATAGAAGTCATTTCAAATGACATTCTGGGAAGTGTCATCGCAACTGGTTTATTTAAATTTGCCTGCTGTTCAATACGTGCTAGAAATTTTTGTGTCGGACCATACGCAAAGGGAACTCTTAATTCACTATAATCATTATTATCAGCATCTTTGTGCTTAATATAAATTTGATTGAAGAGAGTACCAAATGCAATAATAGTCTTTCTTGTAATTTGATGATAATAGTAAGTTCCTAGCATTAGTAATTTCCAAATGGATTTGATTCTGAAAAATCGACAATAATATCCGCTTCTGCTTCTATTTCATCATTTTGTTCATATTTATCATAATTATCTGGTTTTTGATACTGATAAATTGCATATCTAGCAGATGATGCTGTCCCAACAATAATTTCTCCGGATTGGAATGCTCCATCTGTAATTCCAATCTTTAAAATCTTAGTATCATAATCCCAAGATTTAACTCTTCCTTTTGCTCCAGAAGATGATCCAATAGCAACTTCATTGAATTGGTATGTTCCAATTCCAGTTAACAATGGTGGTTCTGCAATTGTAACTGAAATTCCAATTCCTGGATTATAACCAAATCCAGCATCAGAAATAAGAATGCTTGATATTGTCCCAGCAACACTTACTATTGCCTTTGCTGTTGGTTTTACATAGGGACCTGCTGTTGATGTACTAAATCCTACAACTGGAGAATTTGTATAACCTGTTCCAATTCCAGTAACTTGTACTCGATTTATTCCATAATTATTAGTAACAATTTCGCAAGTAGCAGCTGCACCAACTCCGTTACCACCACTAATTGTAATTGTTGGTATTGTAGTATATCCTGCTCCAGCATTTGATAATAAAATTTCCTTGATTGAATAAACTCCACCAACACTGGTTGTGATTGCAACTGCAGTAGCATTAGTTCCACCAGATGGTGCGGTTGAGATTGCTACAGTTGGCGATTGATTATAATCATACCCATCATTATTCAATATAATTCTTCTAACATATCCAATTGAAAGGGGTGCAGTTGCAGTTTCTCTTGTTCCAGAAGAGAACATTTGAATCTCAGTCATATAACCATATTGTTCTAAAGCATTATCAATTTCTTCAACAGTTGTACCATCATTCTGCCATCCACCAATTTCGTCTTCATATTCAAATAGTTCACATCTTAGTTCATAAACATATAATTTACCTAATTGATAAAATGGTTGCTCATGCTCAACAAACTTAACCTCAAACAATCTTTGCCCTAAAGGAAAATAAACTAAATCACCCTCTCTCGGTCTTGATGATAATGTTATTTCTGCATCATCACTTGATTCTAAAAATGGTGAAATAAAATCCTCAAATCTTTCTTTAGAAATAATTAAACTCACTTCATCCTTTAAACTCATTCCAAATTTTGTTAAAAGATCTCCCTGCCCAGTGTATCCTTCATAATTATTAACATATGCTTCAATAGCATAATTATCATTAAATTTGGAAGATGTAACTTCTCGTAAGATAGTTTCCTGCCTTACATATTTTCTTGGAATATAATATACTTCAACACCATACATCCTTAACTGCTCATTGATTAGTTCTTGAACTAATCTCTGCTCATTTGGTGAACCTTGTAGAAAAAAGGGATTAAGTGCCATTATTATCCAATAAAATCGTAAGGTGGAAGTTCGTATTCCATAGTCATTCTCTGTTTTATATCTTCTAATTCTTTTTCTGCATCTTCATATAATTCTCTACCATTTAATTCAATTCCACCAGGAAGTTTTACTCCTCGGAATTTAATCAAATTTTGACCCCATTGTCTCTTCATAAGAGCAGTGAGATATTTTTTCATGAAACTATCATTATAAACTTTAGTAAAACTAGAAGGATCTAATGCTCTATAGCAATCAATTATCAAGAAATTCCCTACAGTTTGAGATGCCCAATCAATATCCAAATACATCCTATTTTGTCTTTTGTTAAATCTAATTTGTTTATCCGTCGTTAAAAGAAAATCGATATCTTCCAAATAACTTTTTACCATAGCATACTGCAACAATTCAACAGAATTGAAGTAATATAAATCATTTAAAAATAACTGATATTTAATACTAAACATTCCTCCTGAAATTGAACTAGTATCAAATCTGAATACTTTTTCAATACCAATTACCGAGTCTGGAACTTGAATAAAATTGGAAGTTTCGTAAAAATTAAATGATGTAGTGCCAATACCACTAATGTTTGCAGATCCAGTTGTAGTTACTATCCCCACACCATTTGTCCCATTTCCCCTTCCCCTATCAATATCTTCCTGAGTAATTTTATACTTTAAATACATTCTCTCAACACCGTCAAAGTGTCTTTCATTAAAGTATTGTAAAGCATCATCAACCAAATCATCAATTTGATCGTCATCCAAGTTAATTTCTAATACTGGAGCACCTAATTTGCGAAGACAATAATCTATAAGTTCTTGTCTAGTTGTTGGTTTTGCCATTAGTAGGTTCCTCCATCTATGGTTCCTGTAATACTGCCAGTAATATTGACATTTCCTATAAAAGTTGATACTCCAGTTACATATAATGATGTAACTGATGCAATTCCACCTATTACATTTTCTGATTCTATTGCTCTACCACCAGCAGATCCAGAAACACTTGCAACAATTTTTACAGCATTTTGCTGACCTACTCTAATTTTTAAATCGTTTTGAGAATCCGTTCTAACTCTTACATCCGCCATTATCGAGTAACTCCTTCTCTTACCAAAACCATTCCCTCAATAACTCTATTTTTGACATTAAATGAGTCAGTAATTATCACATCATAAACATATCTTCCTGGTTTTATATTGGAAGTTTGTGTAGAAGTTAATTTGAGAAGTATTTTTCCTGAAGTATACGGAGCTGGTCTTGTTGCAGTAAAAGATGTTGCAGTAGAACTACCTGCCCACTTTCTTATTTGAGCAGTAACTGTATATGACGTTAAATCGAGTGCAGAATTATCAGCAGATCCTTCTAGAGTAAAGGTCTGACTAAAATCTGAACCTGCATTTATTACCAAATTATTGACATATACAGATGCCATTTATTTTTTTATTGCTACTTTTTATTTATATCTACAGAGTACCTAATGATTTTATTACTTCCTGTTGCTTCAAATATAGTTTGCAATACAACTTTGAAAAAATTTTTAATTCTTCAAAATTCAATTCATCAATAATTCTAACATGTTTCTCATACTCAAATAATTTATCAATTGATTCTAATAAAATTTCATTTGGATCCATTAATCAACTCCTTTAGTAAAGATTTAATCTCATCAATATCCTTTTTCATATCATTCAATTCTCTCTTTTGAGATTCTCGATTGTGTAAAGAGTTTACATATTGTGTATAAGAATTACTATCACAATTAATTATAGCACCACTTTGCTCATCACGATACAAATTTGGATGCCCCTGAACCGGAATCATCATCTGATGGCAATACTCCTCAAATCTTTTAGTTTTGGTGCATATGCTTGATTTGTTCCTGACATTACAATTTTGATTGTATATCCAGTAAATTCACCAATATCATTAGCAGTAAATTCATACTCTAAAAATTCATTATTCAAACTTGCGGGAACAAACATATCTGGAAGACCACTATTCTTTGCAGGGTTTACAACATCTGGATAACCATCCCCATTATTATCAATTGTTAAGTTATCATATCCTGGAAATAATTCAAATGCCTGATTAATTTCACTAGAATCTGGTCTAATCAAACTATAAAGAACTCTAAAGTCTGAAGAGGAATGTCTATATGCAGAAACAATAACTTTAAGAGTTTTTGCCGATTGTGCCAATCTTACTGTATTTGACACATAAATTGCTGCATGAGGATCTCCAATTAAACCATTTACTCTACCATCTGCTACATAATTTAATACTGGTTTATTTAACCTATTACTATTCAATTGAATTGAAGAGTCTTTCCAAAAAATCATCGGAGATAAATTCTTATCTGTTGTTGAAAGATTTACTTTCAGAGTAAAAGATTTGTTTCTAAGTAAATTGCCACCAGTTAAATACGTTTGTTCATTAATATCTGAACAAATAATTCTGGTTGAAGTTAATTTGTTTGGTCCAGTAATATCAACATCTTCATAACCTTGATCTATAAACGAACTTTCCTGTCCATCCACACTAGTTCCAGTTACTGTTCTTATTTGTCCAGATATAGAAGTATTAGATCCTGGAACAAGAGCAGTAATTTGGGGTGTAATCAAATCATATTGAATATTTTCTGTAGCAAAAATATCATTCCCACCTCCAGTAAATTCCGAACTAAATGAAATTTGTGGAGAATTTGCTATAGACCCATCAGAACTTCTATTTGTTGCATTTGAATCAATATTTGATCTATCAATTTCAATATAATAATCATCAATATCAATTCCAGTATCACTAATATCGTGAGTTTTATTGATCCTTCTTAAAGAAACTCCATTAAATTCATACTTATAGACTGGAGTGTTTAAATCGTGACCCAATGCTATTGTTGAATCTACTCCCCTAGTTAAAGTTGTTAGTGTACCAGATCCGATAGATTCGTATCTAATAATTTCATCTTCAATAATTACATATCCTGGATTTGATCCGCTAACAGAGACACCCTCGAAAGTTTGAAAATCTGATGTTGATCCTACACTGATAATAGTATCTGTTGACAGTAGATTATTGGATAATATTGTTGGGGGAGTTGCGGATTTTACATCACTAATTGTAACTTTATTTGTATTTGCATACATTCCATGATCAAAATGATGTACCTTAACAAAATTACCACTATAAAAACCGCCAACTGGTGTTGAGGATAATATACTTGTTCCAGATAATGAAACCTTTGTTCCAGCATCATTATAGTATGCGAGTGTAGTAAAACCTACTGTTGGGAATGATTCTCCTTGTACATTAGTCAGATAAAGTGTATCTAATGAACTGACATTTGAAATAGTGATAATGGCACTATTACCTCCAACAGGAACAACATCAGATGTGACAATTCCTACAACATCTCCATTAGCATATCCAGTTCCCGCACCATCTGCGTTGACAGAAACGGCAGTAATAATACCACTCACATTGGCCAAAATATCAAGTCTTAAATTTTTACCGCTACCAGAAAGTGCATAAGTTCCTACATTATTTGTAGATGTATAGTTAGAACCACCGGTAGTAATGCCCACTGAAGCAGCTGGACCCCCAGTTTGAGAAATATATCCGTAAACATAAGATTTTGTTGCTTCTGTAACTTTTCTACCAGTTGTCAAAATACCAATCGTAGTGGCATTTGAAGTAGTGGTAATCCCTACGGTAATATTTCTTGGTAAAGTTCTTAAAGAATCTGAACTCAAATTTTGGATATATCCATTACTTTCATTTAATGATGGATTTTGTAAAAATACACTACCAGAAGTAGATGTAAAATTGCACTTATAAAGTTTAAATTTGAGATCCTGATACTGGTTTGCTGTCCATATAGAACCATTTTGAGATTTAAATAGACTTCCAATTGCAAATTGCTTAGTATATCTCACACTTTCTGCATCAGGTAATGTTGATGTATTGACTGTTTTTTCACCCATTTCAGCAATCCAAAGTTCGTACTGATCACTTTGCCCTGCTTGAACTACAACAGAATATTCTTGATTTGGTGCAAGATAAATTGGGTAGTCAAATGTAACTTTTGTTGCGATTGTTCCATCATTTGATATGTTAATTTGATCTGGTTTCAATGTTACGGGATTTCCAAGTACTATTCTGGTTGGAGTTCCTAATTCGACAGTTCTTATTTCTACAGTTACTGGAGAATTTCCAGAATCTTTATGTGCAAAAAACAAATCAACAGCACTCAAATATACACCATTTGCATCATCATTTGGTAGGTTTCCATTCAAACTTTCTAGACTATTTCCACCAACAATAAATGACTGTGCAAGAGGATCGACATAAGTGTTTATTGTTGTTGTAGTTGTGGTTGTAGTAATTGTTTTTTGTTTTTGTATAAATGTTCCTTCAGATTTGTAGATTGTTTCTCCAGAGGAAATTAATTTACTACCAGGAAGTGGGGTTTCATTTGTTGAGCTTGAAGTTAATTTAAAAGTTTTAGAACCAGTAGTAATTCTTACTGAGGGAGATGGAGTTGTATTTGGATTTTTTATAAAAAATGCTCCGTTCAAATCTCCATAATTATCAGAAATCAATCTCAAATCTTTAACATATGCTACAGCACCACTGGATTGTCCAACAAGTTTTGTGCCAATTGTTAAATATCCAGAATATAATCCTTGAACTTGCTCACAAAGACCGTTAGTGTCTATGTTTAAAATTTTAGATGTTGCACTATAAGATTCTGAAATATTTTCAGACTTTACATATGGATTAATATTATATGTTGATGATGGTGAGTTAAATGTTCCTTCTTTGTGATTTGATTGTGCAACTCTAAATTTAATTACCTTTGCTCCCCCAAAAGTTCCAACTACAGTTTCTCCAACCGTAAATGCTGCAGATGCACCATAATTTTGTAGACTAGAATCTGTTGCAATCTCGACTAATTTGGGAATAAAGTCTACACCACTATTACTATCGAGGAATTGGAAAAATTGGGTTAATGGTTTCAGATTTATTGCAGAGAACCCGGTGTTACGAGATCTCATGTATAATTCTGTTCCAGTCGCAACAATATTATCTTCTTGATTTACTGTAGATGTACTAGTTGTTTGTGAACCTACAAATTGTCCCCATCCACCATTCAGACTTACATTGCTTGATGTGCTAACATTAATATTGACATTAACATCTTCCAATCTAATTGTTCTTACCCAACTATCACTAGATGGATTTAATGTAACGTTACCATTATAAGCAACTACATGGAATGGATTTACATTTTCTACTCTTGTTGCAAGAGGTTGTTCAATCCATCCAACTTGCTCATACATTAATGTTATTGCATCGCCAGTTTTTTTAACATTAGAATCAAATAGATTAAAATCGGTACTTAAATCCAAATTTTCATCAGTTACATTTTGTGCAGAAACTGGTTTTAATCCAAGACTATTTTTACTAATTTTTGTTGTTAGATAATTATTTTTAGGATCGATTTCAATTAAAGAAGCATTAAGATTAATTAAATTTGTATTTTTAAAATCATCTACAAAGAATCCTGTTTTGAATCTATTGATTCCTTGAGCATCTCTAATTTGTAAAGTTTGTGTATTCAGTTCAAGTAATGATAATGAGGTTACTCTTTCTAGATTTGTAACTCTGTTCTCAATAGTATTGATATCTCTCATAGTATATCTTCTATTATCCACAAGAGATATAGCAGCATCTTTTGGATTATAGAGGTATGGTGGCAAGGTAATAGTTGCCAATTCCATCACTTGGTCGGGTTTTGATGGTGGTTTTGGATCTATAGATGGAGATCCTTGCAATATGATAAAATTACCATTTTTGTCAAGATACAATTTATCAATTCTACCAAGATAAAAATCATATCCAACCAAAGAACTTTCATTTGGGGAAAGAATAAGTTTTGGATCTGATCCAAAACCAGAAGTTCTTGATGAGAAATCAAATGGGGATGAAGAAGACCCAGTAAATGCTGCTACTCTTGGTCTGAAATCTAAAGTATCAGATGCCCTGACATTATTACCAATAGTTGGAATATCTTCAACAAATCTTTCTTCAGAATAACTATTTACAGTAAATACATCTCCAGTATCACTATTGGGTACGGAATAATAATCAAATACAATCAATAATTGTTTTGTGGGTTCTTGCTCACCATTTATTCTAACTATCTTGGAATAATCGTAGTACTGCTCTTTTTGCCCTTTGTCTAAAGTAAATTTACTTGTTATATTTTTATATACACCAAGAGTTATTGAATTGATTGATGTGGAAATATTGGATTCATTAAATGATACATTTTCACCTGCTACAAATCTATTGTTATTCAAATAAACAATTCCTATTGAACCTGAAGATGGTTTAGATACAACTCTAGCAACTGCTTTACTAGTACTTCCAATTATATTTTCACCAATAATTGCATTTGAATCGACATTAGAAATTACATTAAAATTGAGTGTATCTAATGAAGGTGCAGATGTACTTAATGATTCATAAACTGCTAAAACTTTTACAACATCCGAATATCTCAAACAAATTTCTTCATCTTGAACTCTCAAACCATAATATTGATTGTATGTTAATCCATCATTAATTGATGTATTAATTCCTGTACCTGATTGGGAATATTTTGATAGATTAACAGAAATAGTTTGACTACGATTATACAACTTGGATTTACTTTGAATTCCATTTTTAATAAATGTAGCATTAATTAAACTAATTTGTTTATTTTGTATATCAGAAAATGTAACTTGATTTGATGATAAAGTAAATTTATCTGAAGTTAAGTTTTCAATAGTGCCGTCAGTATAAAAAATAGAATATCTTTCCTCATCAAATGACTCAAAATTTACTGATGTAGTAGTTACTCCTAAGGTAAAATTACTTCTATTTACAGTTAATGTATTTGAAGATGGAGTAAATGTTGAATTTGATTGGGCAGTAAATACTAAGTTTGAATTTGCTAAATTTGTAGATGCTACATTTGAGTCTGGCAATTTAGCATATAGATATCCCCTTTCTTCATTTCTAATTTTTGGAATACCTAAAGAAAAAAGTGTTTTTAACGAAGATCCTGGTAAATCTTTATCACAAACGCCAGTTACTGAAGATGTTAATGCAGAAAGTGTCATTGAAGACCCATCTGGAGAAATTGAAATAACTCTATTATAAGTTTCTGTAGAAAGTCCAGGTCTTTGATATCTAATAATTGTGTCCGTTTTAATCCCAGTAAATGCCTTTCCAGCCCCACTTACTGCACCGCTTGTTTCAATTGTAATTGAATCTAATGCACTAAATCCAGGTGCAATTACTTTATCTAATTGAGTATCTGCTAAAAATGCTGTTGTAAATCCGGAAGTAGATGTTGATTGATAAATTGATTTAATATCTTCTGTACTGTATACTTTTATAGATTTAATTGCTCTTGGATATAATTCCACACCATTTATTGATATTAATTCACCTACGGCAAATGTTCCTGATGTCTGTCTAACATTAATTGTAGCACTTCCAGATCCTGCAGCAGTTGCATATCCACTAGCTCCGCTACTTTTTCCTTTAATTATTGATGTTGATAAAAGTTGCGATGATGATAATGGTTGATTTAATGTTAATTCTGTGTAAGTTTGAACGTCAAAACAATATAGATCCCAATTTGTTGCTGTATTGGAATATGCAGCGTCGGTTAAATTAATTGCATATACCCTAGCATCTCCAATTTTTAAACCATTTGGTGCTATAGTTGAAATTTTTCTTCCATTATATAATTCTACTGTTAATTTTTGCTTTACAGAACCTGAAACATTATTAACTCTAATTAAATTTCCCATTTCAAAGGGAATATTAATATTTTCTACTGTCTGTTTTGTTCTTGGTTTATTTACATCTAAAATTTCAACACCAGTTTTTTCAATATCATATCCTCTAACATATGCTTTACCTGGAGATAATTTGACGCTCATCAAATCATCCGATGGTTTATTTCCCTGATCTGTAGTTTCATTATCAAAAAATAATCCATCATTTCCAATTCTATTATTAAGGGAATTGTTTAATGATATTTCAAATGGGTCAATAGAATAATCTCCAGATTCATCATATGTTCTTTGTGCAAGATAATCTTTAATAATATTATAATTTGATTTTGTTGTAATTTTTTGAATTGTGCCGTTTTTAACTCTTAATATTTCAACAAAATCTGTATCATTATTAATATCTGTTAAAAGTTTTTTTGTTAAAATTAGTTCAATTTGAAATCTATCCGCTCCAGGAGCAGCATAGTTAGTAAAACCTTTTGCATTATCATATAGGTTTGAATCATCTTTAGATGTGATGATTTTTTCTACTACCTTTAATCCAATTCTATATGATGGGGTATTTGTATAGTAATCTAAAACAATAGTTTGTTTGGATACTCGCGCAAAATTTCCTCTTATAAAATAAACTCCTTCTCCAATAGAAGCTGAAGATCCAGTAGCAGATGCATTTTTGGAAATTGTGGATGCAAATGTTGTTCCGGAATTAATTGTAGTATTTCCATAGGTAACATTTTCATTAGCAGATAACTCTTCATTATCTCTAAATTGATTAAAAGTAAAATCATTATCAGAATCCAAATATTTTACATAAAGAGTTACATATTCAATTTCAGAGTCTGGAAGAATAATTTTCTGAATTGTTGCAGTAATTCCAGAAGATTGTCCTGTAATTTTTTTGCCAACAAAATTTTGAATATATGTTGCAATATCAACTCCAAATGCAGTTGGATTTAATTTTACTGCATAAAATTGGTTGTCAAATGCAACATTTCCCGGAATTACTAAAGATCCCTCTTTAAAGAAATGACTTCCAAAAGATTCTACTTGATTTTGTAAAATCGACTGTAAAGTATTTAATTCTCTAGCTTGTACAGGTCTTCCTGGATTGAAGAGAACTTTATAGTAGTTTTTATCTCTAGCCCCAGCATTTGATTCATTAAAATCATCATAATATGGGCTTACATTGAGATTTGTTTTTTGGGCCATTTCTTAAAATTCCAGGATAATTTTAACGTCTTCTTTTTGTCTAGAGTTCCTTGTTACAGTAGGTCTGTTGTCGATATAAATTATTTCTCCCGACTTTTTATTTATCTCAGGATTTGAAAGACCATTTGTAAATTGAACTCCCAAATTAATAATTTTATTTGAAATTGTAGTAGTAATTCCAGTAAAATTATCAATATTAGCACTAAATCCACCATTAACTTTTGTCACTTGATTGGATGAATTAAATTGAAGGACTTTTCCTACAGTTGAAATTCCAATATAATCAATATTCCCGTAAGATGTTGGATTAAAATATAATGATCTATCTTGATAATACTTTAGAACCTTTGTCTCACTATCATATGATGAAACATATCCTAAAGCGGTTCCACCATCAACTGATTGTTGAATTTTGTCACCAACAGAAATTGTTCCAGATGGAGTTCCGCTCAATTTCATAGCATAAGTACCAGAAAACTGATTCTGAGAATATACAGTGGTACTAATTCCCGTTGAATCATATATTGTTGGATTTTTAATAATACCAACCTGGGCAAATTTTGAGTCTATTGGAAAATCTTTTGTCGAGTCATCAAATCTGGCATAAATTAAAACTTTATCGGCACCCAATTCTTTATATATATCAAAACCATGACCTTTAGATGGTGGAATAATCGAAATTAATTCTGCATAAGTTGTTGGAGTATTTGTTGATGTAGTTCCCAAATCAACAATTCCATATGTGTAGTTTTTTCCACCAGATGTTACTGTAGTATTGGTAATTCTTCCAGAACTATCAACATCAACTACAACATTTGCACCAGATCCATCTCCAAGAATCTTACAAGATTGACCAGTTGCTAATGAGTATCCAGATCCGCGATTTTTAATATAAACTTTTTTTATTTGATTATCATTTAAAGTACAATTTCCATTTTGCCTAACAGCAGTAATCTGTGCATCTGTGGAAGTTTCCCAATCATTTGGTATAGTAATATATTCGATAGAATCAAATTTAATAATGTCACTTGGAGAAACAGAATACAAATATTTCCACAAATATCCATCACCACTTTCACCAGCTTTTGATGGTTCTAAATCTGTAAAAGTTGGTTCATCTTGTGATGCATTTCCTGTTGTATTGATCCCTGAAGAACCATTATCGATACAGATATAAACTCTATAATCGGAATTCATTACATAATAATTTGCATCATATAATCTCATCGATCCAGTTATTGGTGATGGAGTATTGGCATTATAATCTTGCCTATACATTTCATATTTTGTTCCTCTTGCCCAATCAACTCGCCTAACTACTCTTCTAATATTTGCACTTGTAATTTTTTTACCAAAAAGAAGAGTTGATTCATAATGATTAGCATAGTCAACACTATCAGAGGGATCTGGTGGTGTAGTGTCCCATGTTGATGAACGACCAAATCCTACGGTAGATGTTGGGTTTGATAATCCAACAAAAACATAATATGAGTTTGAAGAATCCTGAACAGAGTCTATAAAATTCTTTGCATTTAATATTCTAAATTGATCTGTTACAAGTGCAGACATCTTAATATAGTTTTTTATCTATTTATAAGCAGTTATAGATTCTTTTTTAATCCACCATTATTTCGCAGACCATAACCTCTTCTTTGAATTGTTGGAAAAGTTGATAATCCAGCATCAGTCATATAAGAAGAAACTGCTATTGAAATTGGATAGGAAGACCTGGTAAATCCAGATAATCTTCCCCATGAAAATTTGCCAATAGTGGATCCCGTTGTCGCAATTCCAACAAGAGAAGAAGTTGATTGGACATTACATGTAATAATTCCAACAGATGAATTAAATGCACTAATATTGTAAATATTGTCTAAGAAAGTAGTTCCAACACCAACTTTTGCAGTATCGGATGTATAGACTGAAGTTACACCATTACCAACTTTGGTATCAAAAATGTAAATAGGATACCCTACAGATAAACCTGTAAATGGCGCAAGTGATGTATCTAATGTAAACTTAATTGCTAACGCCGTTCCAATACCAACGGTTGTTCCAATACCAATAATAGATCCAGAAAATCCTTCTATATTTGACACATGGGAAATATTTTCATATGTTGGATCTGGAAGTGGTACGATAACTTGTGGATTAATCCCAATACTATATCCAAGTCCTGGATTTGTTATTGTAATTGGAGTTGTTAAAGTTCCTGCTGCAGAAACAGTAATGGTTGCTGTTGCAGTAGTTCCAATACCAATACCAACTCCCATTGGTAGTTGGGTTGAAATTCCTATAGTTAATGGTGAAGAAATTTTAACAGTAACTGATGGTCCACTATATCCACTTCCACCATTAGTAATTGATAATGATTGAATCGTTCCTGCTGCGGAAACTATAGCAGTAACAGCAGCAGAAACTGGATCTACAGATCCACTTACAATAAAGGCATCAAAATCAATTGAAATTTCATTCTCATAATTGAAGAATTGGGCATTATCTACAAACAAATTAATATCAGTTGTGGAAAAATCTTTAATTATTTTTGTGGTTGGATATATTTGGGGTTCAATAGAATCTCTAGATTTGGAAACAATTGTACCATCAACTATTTTATCAACTTTTTGTTTTATCCAACTAGTTGGTTTATAATTGGTAATATCTATACCTTGAAAAGTGTAGGTATTTGTATCTACAGTATCTGAAGTTTTTATATTGGATATTGTTCTTGGATTTTGTGTTGTAGTAATCCCCAATAATTGATTATTATTGAAAATTTGCAATTCATCTCCCACTTTAAGAGTTTCGTATACATCTGGCGAATAGCTATCTGATGAACTGCCTCTATAAAAGAAAATTGCAATTTTATCCTCTACCTTTGGTGGAACAGTAAATATAAATGAAGTTCCTCCGGTAAATTGATATGCATATTTTGGTTCTTGCAAAATGCCATTAATAAAAATAACAAGTAAAGAATCAAAATCAATTGATTGTGAGTCGGAATTTGTAGGATCTAATTCAAAACTTAATAGTTGATTATTATAATATAATGGAAATCTTCTCCTGGAACCGTCTTGAAGTGATGCTATGGAATCAATATAATCAAGTTCTCCAAATTGCCATGCAGAGAATGAATCGGTAAATGTATCAAGAACAGTTAAAGTAAACTCATTTGTTGGTGATGATAACCCTTTTGCAGTAACTAAACCAACTGGTTTAATCACATCACCTACTTTAAATGCATATCCAGGTCTAGTAATCTTAAATGACGTTACTTCAAATAAAGTTGATCCTACTCCAACTGTTGAACTTGCACCAACTTCAACATTAATCAATAATCCAACTCCAGTAGAAGTTGTAGACCCAATTCCAGGTCTAGAAACACCAGTTACCGGTAGATTTTCATAACTTGGTGAAGAGATATTAATCGTTGGGTTTACATATCCGGTTCCTCCACCAACAACAGTAAATGACAATGTTCCCCCAGCCCCAACAATTGCTGTAATCGTTGCTGCCGTTCCTGTATGATTACTATCAGTTACTGCAATTGAAACTGGATTTCTATATCCAGATCCATAGTTACCAGTAGTTCCAATACCAACAGAAATGATAGAACCTGCAGAAACTGTAGCAGTCGCAGAAGCGCCTACAAGAGGTGCAAATCCCAGTCCAGGTGTAGAACCAAGAGAAACAATTATTCCGCCTCTAGGAAGTTGATTTTTATTGATATCATAATCAGAAATAACAACTGATCCATTACTTGATGTAATTCCCGAAAATACTACACTACTAATTCCTGAGTTTGTATTTTCTAAAATAAGATAATTGTTATTTGTATTATTCTGTGTTGTCGGTGTTTGGAATATTCCATTAATTACTACAATACCATTCCCACCAATATTGGTAAGACCTGCTGTGTTAATTCCTTGTGTTGTTAATGTGTAAGTTTGACCAATTCCAGTAAATTTGGTAGATATATCATCATAAACTTGATTTGAATTATAATCATTCTTTAAAAATACTCTACCAGTAAACGGTGATTTTGGAGAAGGCAAATTATCAAATGTATCATCAAATAATTTACCTCTAGGTGCTTCAGTAAAGTAAATTTTACTACCAGAAATATTAAAAGAACCAGTATAAACGTTTACACTTGTTCCAATATTGTGTGATGCTGCAGAAGACCCAACAAATGCTCTTTGAACCTGAACCAGAGGGAATGTTCCAGCAAATGAAATTGGACCAGAAGAGGTAGTTCCAAATCCAACGCTAAGAACTTTCATATATTCATTATCAATTTTGAGTAAATTATTAGTTTTAATTGAACTAATTCCAGTTAAAGCAAATGTGGTAGATGCAGTCCCAATTTGCCCACCATTAGCAAGATTATATGTTACTAATGAATATGCAATTGGATGTTGAATGATATTGCTAATAGTAATAATTGACTTCTCATTCTTTTTAACCATTTCAAGTTTGTGATAATTGCCGACACCTACCGAAGTAAATGTAACATAAATCCCTGCCTGAGCATAATCTTTTCTTGTAGATAATTTAAATCTATCATTGTTAATTTTAATTGCAAAGACTCTATTTGGTAATATACTTGTAGAAATTCCAGCAGAATTTAACGTCGTTCCTATACCAACTGATGTTCCACTAAGTCCAACAAAGCTAGAACTTGGAGTATAAATTAATTCCTCACCCGTACTAAAGAAATGATTTGGTATATTAAATTCACCAGTAGAATAATTTAAAATATCAGTATTTGCTGGATTAAATGTTTTTTCAAAAATTGGATAGTTTTGATATTTTAAATCAAAATCTAGTTTATTTTTATTTGAACTATTGATTGAAATATATTGAATACTATTTACAGATTCAGTAATATTCGAATATGTTAAATTTTGTGGAATATTTTGAGTATCTATTTCTGTATAAAAACTTTCATTAAAGGATAAAATTGTAAAAGTTCCCGTTATTCCTGAGTCTGGATAGAATTTAAGATTTATATAACTTCCATTATATTCTCCACCAAAAGTTCCTATACCACTTGTACTTCCAATCGATAAAAATGGATATTGTGACGTATAAACATCTGTGCCGTCATGCAACATCATTATTTGATGTAAAGAACTAGTTGCTCCAATACTTACTTTTATTGTCGATTTCAATGAAGTAAAATTGGATTTATTTAATGATACAATGGTTGATGCCGCAGATACTTTGCTATAATTTGAGTTGTAGTTTACAGTTCTTTCATATCCATCTGGTTGTCCTATTGCCTGGAATCTGTAAGTAGATATTCCAATAGAAGTTGATCCAAATCCAACATTTTTACTTCTTAAAGTAATTTGATTGTTGGTTGTATTTGTGTAATTTAAAGATATAATATTATTTGAAATTGATGCTCCAAAAGAACCAATAAAGTTTCCACTAAATTCACTGTTAGAATCAAAATAATATTCACTTATATTTGTGTCTGTTCCGTCATGATCGACAAATAATTCAACATAATTCATTTGATTGCCAATATCATCAAGAATATGAATATTGGCAAATATAGATTGCAAATTTCCAACCGGAGCAGAAATAATCGTAGCAGTACTTCCTGCTGCAACAATAGAGTTTGAACTTACAAGATTTACAAAACCAACAGAATATGTACCGATACCAGTTTGATAGTTATTAAATGTATTAGATAATACTTTAATGTTATAATCAGTATTGTATACATCTAAGGGATCAAATTTTAAATAATAATTTTCATATTCATCAACATATCCATAAATATCTCCTATTTTTGTATTATTATTATTAAATAAATTGCCTTTTTCTAAAGTAAAAATATTTTGATCGTCATTAATAGTTACAATTTCTGTAAATTGAACTTGAGTATTGGACGTGTTAGAAACTTGAACTAAAAATCTATTATATTTTTTGGAAGGCAATATGTTAAAAATATTTGAAGCATATGTTGTAGAACTAAGTTCAGAACTTGAAAATAATGAACTAATATCATCTACTTGAAGAACTCTATTAGTGCGACATTGGATATAATCTGATAATCTTTTATTTTTAAATTTTATAGATTTTGCCGAATTTTCCGTTGATAAATCAATATCTAAAACAAAATCAAAATTATTGATAGTATCAACTCTATTTTCATTAATAATATCATAAAGTACTGTAGTATATTCGCTGGGTGTAGTAGAACCAAATCCAACATTAGAAATGACTTCAGTATCTGCAAAATTCTTAAGTCCACTTGGGTGTAAAATGTTATTAACAGGACTAATAATATTCTCCCAAGTTTGAGAACTCTTTAATGAATATGATAAATTTTGATAGTAATCATTATCCGAAATAACTTGAAAATCATCATCCAAAGTTCCAATATTATCTGACCAACCCATTTTTTGTTTAGAACTATAACTAATTTCAAATTCGCCGTAATTTGTTAATATTGAATCTATAGTTCCAATACTTCCAGATTGAATACCTCTGATTATATCGGATTGTGATAGGATATAATTTCCTTCTACCTTAATATTTGTTTCGTTATATTGAACAACTCTCAAATCAGTCACTTCAAATTGTCCAGAAATTAATACTGTTAGATACTCTCCAATAATAAATGTTGAGAGTTTTTGAGTTACTTCAAATTTTGGATAACTGTTGTAATTTACAATAGATCCATAAGAATTTTGTATTGTTTTAGCAATTCCAGCATTTGTAGTAAATCCTGCAACACTAAATGTAAGTTGCCTTGACTCAAATGTTCCAGCATTTGAATAATTAGTTACTGTAAAAAATTCATATCCATAGTTTTCCGAGTTAAAACCATCTCCATCTGATCCATATTGTTGGATTCCTTCAACATAAATCTTATCACCAACACTAAATGGTTCAATATTAAATCCGGAAAGTGGTGTAACTAACGTACAAGTTGCTACTCCAGATGTTGAAGATGTTATTGATTGTATACCAACTCCATTTGTATTATTAATACTTTTAATTGTTACTGTTTGTGATGGAAGACCTTTTGGATCATTAACAATATCTACGGAAACAATCCCATTTCCAACCAATTTTGGAGATAAAAATCCAGAATCAATTTTTTCTCCTGTATTTGAATCAATAATAATTAAATCTGGAGCATATGTATAATTTTTACCTCCATCCAATACGGCAATATTTGAAATAGTATTTGAAGATACTAATGTTGCAGTTAATGGAATATTTGCTTCTGGATTGAGAGTTTTATCGGAAGGATATTCAAATCCTTCATTTAAAATTTTTGTCTGATTAATTTTTCCAACAGAATCAGATTTGCAAACAATATATGCGCCTTCCCCATTTACGGAGTCGCTTCCAGTAAATATTGGTAGATTTTTAAATTCATTTCCACCAGAAATTATTCTGATATTTTTAATTTCACCAGAAGCAGTCGTAGAATTTGTATAATACTCTAAACTATCACATTCTGATTGATTATATGATAATTTTTCAGGAATGCTATTAAGTACAATATTGAATGTAGTTGTTCCTACACCAGAAATGGTGTAATCTCCACTATACTGACTATTGATGAAATTAATTTCAGAATAATTTGTAACCTCAGTATCTGCTGTACTAATATATCCAGATTTTTCTATAGAATAGTATAATTTAGTGGGTAATTCTGCACTATAATTTAATGTTAATGATGCATTAGTTGATATTCCAACTGTTCCAACTCCAGATGTGGATAGGACACTTGTTGATCCAGTAGATATAAATTCATCGGCAAAATCTTTATCATAGTATAATTTAAAATTGTATCCATATAGTGAAGTATCAGAAAGATTGAAAACTAAATTATTATTTTTTACGATGTTAAGTTTTGGATTAACTGGGGAAATTTTTTGATTTGTTGCCCCAACACCAGTAATATCCACAACATTTGGTGGAGTATCTGTTGAATCAATATAAGTTTCACACAATTTTATTCTATTATTATCTACTTTATAAACAAAATAAAATCCTGTCGATAATCCTGCGGCAACTGATCCACTAGATGAATATAGTACTTTATCTCCGGTATTTAAATTGTGAGAATTAATAGTAATAGTATTTGATGATGTATTAATTCCCGATGAAATGAAATCTATAGGATTAATTAACAATCTTTCTCTTAAAGAATCATATTTGACATAAATTGAAGTAGATGTTCCAATACCTACTGAAAGATTTGATTTAATATTTAAACTAATATTATCGCCATCAGAAAGTTCATGTGAAGTTGATATTGAAACTGATGTTTTAATTTTATCAACATTACCAGTTACTTGAGTATAATTTGATGATAACGAATATTTGTAATAATCAGATCCATTATTGAGGAAAAATACTCCATCGGAAGTAGTTGTTAATCCAACCTGAGTTACAATTCCAATATAATCTTTTGATTTTTTAATGATATAAACTTTTTGCTCATTTCCACTTATTGGAAGATTATATGCTCCACCAGATTGTGTATATGAAACAATAACCGATGATGCTGCACCAATATTTCCGAATATTACTTCTTGATTTGTTTTAAATGGGTGATTTGGTATAAAAATAGATTGTGTTGGCACTGAAATTTGATAATTTTTTGAACCAACTGTATAAGTTGCAGAAACCCCTATTCCTGGGGTAGTTCCAACACCAACAGATTGTTTTGGGTTAAAGTAAATTTTATCATTTACTTTTGAATCAAAATAATCAGTTTTATGATTGAATGTGAATGAATCTGGAACAAAACTGATTGTAGTTGTTGCAGTATGTGCCAATCCCGTAGATTCTCTAGATGCCCTAATAATATTCAAATCATTAAAGACATTTAATACGGATAAAGTTTCTGCCTCAATTATAATGCTACTACCAATAGAAATATTTTCTGGTATTGTTGAAACGTATATATCAGTCACAACTCCCGCTAACGAATATGCAGGAACATCTTTAATTAATATCGACGTATAGGGTTCTATATTAACTTGGAATGAATTGTTTAAATCACTTAATGATGTTGAAAATCCCGAAATTGTTACGGTGTCTAAATTTTCTATGGAATGTTGTGGTGGTATTGTAACTTCAATTTGATTTCCATTTTTCCAAGTAAAAATGGCATCTTGGTATGACGTTATATTTGTTTGCAGATTAACAATATCTTTTCCTTTTACTTTAGAAACTTGAGCAATTAATCCACCTCCACCTGTCGCTATTTCGTTGAAAGTTAAATTGTCTCCAACTTTATAACCAGAACCTCCACCAATAATATCCAAATTTGATATACTTCCAGAAGTTACGGATTCTACAGAAGTTTTTTGATTAATAATCTCATTAGATTCGATAATAAAATCATTTCCACCATACTCATCATTAACTTTATATGGAAAAGTATTTCTAATTAATTTTGAACTATTAAAATCAAATGACTGATCTAAATATGCATTTTCAGATATAAACTTCGATCTATAGTAATTACCAATAAAATATGGAAATTGTCCTACTGTATTTCCAAAAATATCTAAAGATGATGTTGCAAAATATGCATATGTTCCATTTGGAAATTCTGGAGTTATGCAGTATCTTCCATTATAAGAATCCAGATCTCCAGAAGATGTGAATTTATAGTCTTCTACAAAAAATCCAACATTAAATCCTGAAGGTCTATTTTCAATATTTGAAATATTTGAAGTATATCCAGAAACAAGTTGTTTAATTGTTGAATTTTTGTCTTTTGGATTTGAATATCCATAAGAACCATATATTGGATTTCCATCATAAGCCCACCCAATAATTGGAGAATGATTTATCCCATTATCACCAAATTTATTTTGTAAACTTCCAAAATATCCAGAAATGGAATATTGTAAATTATTTTTAGAGTTGATTAGCAATTCATTGGATTCCTTTCTAATCCCACTAACACTATCTTCAATTCCATAAAAAACATTGGTGTTTATTTCTAAAGATCTAACTTGTGGATCAAATAATGCACCATTTCCAGATGGTTCTACAGTTATTGTTGTATTTGAGTCATATCCAGATCCAGAAGTTATAATAACAACATCTGTTATCACATTATCTACAACAACTGGTCTTAAAATACACCCACTCCCAGTTCCATTAACACTTAAGGTTGGGGTTGAATAGTATTCAATTCCACCATATTGAATATTTACATCAGTAATTCTACCATCAATAACAATTGGAACCAGTTGAGCAGTTTTTCCTGTCTTAATTGTTATTATTGGTTTTTTATGTAAATTTATAATTGTAGATCCATAATCACTACCACTACTATAAACATATGCTCCAACTATCGAACCTTTAACAATCGGATATGCATTAATTTCCCCTCTAATAGAAGTACTACCTATCCCAGAGGTCGTATAACTTACTGTAGCAACAATTTCTGGATAATTGAAAATTTGATATCCAGAACCTGTACTGGAAAAGTTCACATATTTTTCTCTCTGATAATTTGTTATATCAGTTCCACCAATTCCGGCATCACACAATCTAAATGAATTATTATTAATACCCAAAATATAATATTGTTTATCCGAAGACAATCCACTTATTGCTGAAGTTTCATAAGTATAAGTTACCAATTCTCCATGATTAAATCCATGATTCTCAAAATTAATAGCATTATTGATTGTCGAAATTCCTGTAGGATTAACTCTCAATTTTCTATTCTCATATCCTACGCCACCATTTAAAATTTTAATATCTGTTAAAACTTTTTTAGGTTCAGTTTCAAACTTATGAATACCAGAAGTTCCTACCGTTGTAAATCCAACAGTATTAATTCCAGAATTATAATCAGTTATCTTTTCATAAAGTTGAATAGTAGTAGAATTAATATACTTTGTGTAATATATTGTTTGTGTTTTTAATGCTCTTCCTTGATCGGTGTTATTTGAATTATAAGTCCCAACTCCCAATGGAATATTATTTTCTGGATTGTAATAAATTATTTGCCCATTGACCAGATTGTGAGGAGATTGGAATGTAATTGTTTCTGCAGATATATCAACTCCACCGCCATTACCAATCTCTTTAGCGTCAAATTTTATTTCTCTTCTTTGAATTTCTATAACTGGTTGAAATGATGCACCTTTACCATTACCACCACTTACACCAATTGACACTAATGTATCTAAGTTAAACTCCTGAGGGTCAACAAATATTCTTTCGATAGTTCCATTAACTATTGGTTGGATGGATGCTATTCCAGAAGATACTTCTAATAGTGGGGGATTGATTACATCATAATTTCCTCCACCATTCAATACATTAACAGATTTTAATGGTCCATAATAAATTTTTTCATTTGATTTATAACTTGTCAATTCAACACCATTAATTAACATTCCAACAGAACCAGAAACTGTTAAATCCGATTTACCATCAGCAATATTTCTATTAATTGGAAATTTTCTTAAAACTTTTTGGGATGAAATTGTATTGGTATTTTGACTATTTAAAATGAATAAGTGCTCTCCGGATGTTAAATTATCAAATTGAATATAATCTCCAGAACCAATGAATGATTTGGAATTATATAATCTAATTTGTTTTTTATCTCCCAATACTTCAACATAATAAATTCCTTCCGCTAATCCAGGAATTGGGGAATATTCTGGACGATAATAAATTTCCGAACCTGTTAGGAATGAAACTTTTTCTGCAAAATTTATAGTTGAATATAAATTGGTTTGAGTATCTACATCTGAAACGGATGATGCAATATATCCAAAGGTATTTTTTGTTATTTCATATGAAGGTAAAGAATTGGATGCAACATATGCATAATCAGTTCTTCTATCAAAATAAACATTTTGAATATCTGCAAATAAAGAATTGAATTCTAAAGATGATGTAGTGGAGGATGTGGAAGATGTTTCAAGTATTCTTCTAATATCATAATCTTTATTTTGATTTAAGGTAAAACTTCCCGATGTCGTTACTTGCTTGTCAGTTATTTCTGTAACATCTAATTCACTAGCAATTAGAATTTCAGTATTTCTTTCTAAAATATCAATTTTATCCCCAATCTTTAGGCTAGATTTATCAATATCACCACTTAAAGTTATTTGTGATATTGATCCAGATCCAAAATTTAATATTTCATATCTTGAACTGGTGTTATAAATCCAACTATTTGCAAAAATTTGTTTGTCTGATGGATTTGATGTTGGATTTGTAACCACATCGCCAAGATGTTTAATTCCTATCTGCTCGTTTTCTTGAATTGGTCCTGATTGTAGAATGGAAGAAAAATTTGATAATACCCCCGTTAATCTCAATTCTACCTTTTTGGATGTATCACCATTTTCATATCCATAATATGTCTCATCCGAACGAACAACATTTGTTTTTGATACAGTTGTTCCAATACCAGTACATCCAAAAAATTGATTTATACTTTTACTGGTGTACTGTGCAATATTATCACCAAGATATATTGTTCCAGTTTGTCCGAAACCAATTGTTGAGTCTACTGTAATAATTTGTGCATTGGGTCCTACATCTCTTATAAGTCTTGTCGATCCAGTAATATTAAATGTCCCAGTAATTGTAGGAGATGCATCATCATATCCAACAAAAATTAACAATTTATAATAATTTTTTCCACCTCTTTTTATAATTTCAACTTCTGATACAGATGCACTAGTATTTTCATCTGTAGATTTTTTAATTGTTTGTCCAACTAATAGGGATGGATCTCCAGAAATTCTTTCTGCAACCATCACCTCTCTTTGAATAAATTTTGCAGAAGATGGTTTAATTAAGAATTGCTCCAAATCAACTACCTTTGGAGTCTCCCCATACAAAATATTAAATAAAATTCTGAATGATTCGTCAGTACCTTTGGTTTGATATAGAGTTTTTGATTCTTTTGTGAAGTTTCCTACATGTAAATCAGAAACAAAATCCCTATCTTCTAGACCTGGAGTGAGGGTATATTTTAATTTTTTATAAAATTCCTGTAAAAACTGAGAGCTTAAATTAATTACAGTTGAATTGCTAGAATGAGAAGCAGATGAAGTTTCGGAAAAAACCAATTCTTCAGTATTTAAATCTTGATGATAACTGGTAATTCCACTAAATCCGCGAATACAACCAGTAAACGTATTTGTTGTAATACCAGTATATGTGATAACTTCGTCGCCAATCTTTAACAAACCATATGATTCTGGAAAACCTTTAGTACTTGTTACTGTAATGACTCCAACAGTAGATGTAATATTAGTACTAAGGTTAACTTTACCTACAATAACTTCTGGAATTAAATTGTCAAGATTCAAATACTGGTCCAAATTCTCAGCAATATCTACAGGACCACCTTGATATTCCTGAGAAATATAATATTGCTTTAAAAATTCTGAAGCCTTTGGACTTTCATCTAGGATAAATCCTGGTAATTGATTTTCAATTATTTGCTGTACCTTTATCCTTGATTCAAAACCAGTTTGTATCATATTACGACCTCGTTAGTTCCCCGTTCGAATAGCTTGATCTATAGTAGTCTTTTGTTGAAAATACCGATCCAGATATATCATCACCTGATGCGATAACATCCTTAATCATATTTATTGAACTTTTTGAAACGTCAAATGAAATATAAAGATCCTTCAATCCAATTATGTCATTTGATTCTGGAAAAGCTTGAATTTCAATAATATCAGCATCTAAAGATGTGGATGTGATATTTAAAGATCCAATCATAATTTCGCCAGTTTCATAATTTACTGTTCCAGCAGATTGAACTATGATTGTGGTTTTTAATTCTTGTGTGGATCCAACAGAAACTGTAATTGGAGATTCTTTTACTATAGAAATTATCCCAGTCTTCAAATCAGAATTTGGAACATCTGTAAAATAAACAGTATCAGTTTGTCCGGCAATTTTAAATCCAGTAGACTTGATATTTTTACCTGCAGGATTTATGTGGAATTGATTTCCATAACAAATTTCATATTGTGTTGGTCTATTAATATTTGCCTTCATATCTCTTCTAATTCTTACTTTCGTAATATTGGAAGTAATTGCATTATCAGTATTGTCAATAACCTGAAGAACTTTACTATATTTAAATCTTCCGCCAAAAGATCCGAGATTAGGAGATTTTGAATATGATATGAGAGAATTTTGTACCTTTGTTTTTAAATTTTCTACGCTACCAACAGCAGAATTATTATAGTAAATCGAAGAATCAATCTCAACATATAAAATTTTTAAATCAATTATTTCTGGATTGATTCCAGCAACAGTATATTGCTTTAATTTATTTTGAATCTGTATCTTATTAAAGTCGGAAACATAAGTTCCGTTCTTTGGTTTGATGCTAATTACAACTTTTCCATATTGTGGGGGATTCAATTCTTCTCCACCAACTACAGATACGGATTCAGTATCTGGATATATTTTATCTTTGAGAATTGCTTCGTAGTCTTTTGCGGTAACTGCTCTATATTGAGAAGAATAAAGTCTTGGAGCAAAATATTTAATTGAATCTATTCCTTCAATTTCATCTCCATTTTGGGATTTTTGATTTGTAGTTACTGTAATGGTATTTGTTGGAATAATTGTATTATTACTTGCATCCTTAAAAGTTCCTGCAAAGGAAAATACATCTGCACCATTACCATCCTTACCATCAGTAACAATATATGTGACTGTAATAACAGAATTATTTTCTAACTTCTTACCAAAATATCCATCTCCAAAGAAAATCTCATATTTTTCATCTTTAATTTCTTGAAGTAAATAAGTTTCTGATGTAGAATCAATTTTAAAAATATTTTCTATAAGTGAATACTTTCTTCCTAGTCCAGTATCACTTGGTGATTTTACATACGCAACAATTGTAGCAGTATCGATATATGAGTTGTTTAAAATAAATTTTTGATCCAGCGATCCATCTACTGTAAATTGTTTTTTGAGAAACGTTCCTTCACTAATTTCAATCTCACTAAAACTAGCGACGCCATTAACTACATTTCTAGTAACGTCTGATGGAACCGAGAAAACATATGAAGTCCCATCTGATGCCCCAACACACGCTAATCCTGCCTGTAACGTGAGTGTTGGAGTATCTACTGTAGTTGATACGTTAAAAGAAACAACTGCCTTTGAGGCGCTTCTGGAGCGTGGAACGTAACCAATATTTCTTGCAAGAGAGACTACGTTTTCTCTTAATGTTGCAGAATCCAGAAAGGATTCATTTACAACCATATTGGAGTTGAACGCAGTAATATAGGTATTATACGCTAAAGTATCAATTAATACTGAAAAATTAGACCCCTCAAAGTCAAAATCCGTAAAATTAGAATTCGCACGGAGATAGTCTTTGATGGAGGTCTTGATTTGATCAAAATCTAAATTAGCAAACTTTGTAAAAGGCATTTTATCCTGTTGCCTCTAATATGAATGAAAACTGTTGTGTTGGAATTTCTTGCCCTATGATATCAAAATCAATAGTAACTTCAAAATTATTAATATCTGGTTGGGGATTTACTTCAACATTTACATTTGTAACTCTTGGTTCGTAATTTGAAACTGCGACAAGAATTTGATCTCTAATAACTGAAGCAGTACCAAAATCTACAAATTCAAATAAACTAGAACGAACATTTGAGCCAATTGTAGGATTAAAAAATCTTTCAGTTGGAATTGTTTCAACTATATTTCGAACAGATCGTATAATTGCACTTTGATTTTTAAGAATTGGTAAATCCTTAGTCACAGGATGTGGCTCAAAGGATAAACTAATATCTTTAAACGATCTAGATATCCTAGTGATTGCCATCGGACATAAAATTTCTTAAATTATTTATGCTCATTTCCATGGAGATCCATAGACTGGTTCAGTTCCATAGGACCAATCATCATAATCTTCATCATTTCTAATTTTTTCATGTAATTCAGTTTGTTTTTTAAGATTATGCTTTGGTGCATAGTCATGCATAACCTCTTGAATTAATCTTTTTTGAGAATCTCCGGATTCAATTAACATTTTTAGCTCCTGTTTTAATGAATAAAACAGAACTTTTATGAAGGAGGTTGCTATCTCCTATTACATATTTAACGATCTATTTCTCTGATATTATAATTATAGGAATTTAAATATTTTAACAACTCTAAAGCAATTAATTTTGGGTTTCCTTCACCACAAGTATAGACATCAATTGCTAAACATCCTTCTTCTGGCCATGTATGACACGATACATGACTCTCAGCGAGTGAAATGACTATTGTACACCCCTGAGGTACAAAACAGTACTGAAAGACGTTTAAAATCGTCATTCCAGCACGTTCAATTCCTTTAACCATTACCTCTTCAAGGGCAATTGCATCATTAATAAGGTTATATTTGACATCATACACCTCTAATAATAGGTGCTTGCCCATTGAAAAACGTTCCAATTTGGTAATAATAGTTAAAAAAATATTTATTTCACATAAAAACCC